CCCCATTTCCGTTCCTACCCCGTTCGCCCAATCCGCGCTCCCAGAAGACCCCCCGGGTAGTCTTGGCAACGAACAGGGGTAGGGGGGTATATTTTTTTGAGATCGTCATTAACAATGTTAAACACGGCACCATTAACAATGTTAAACACGACGCTCACCATTAACAATGTTAAACACGGCACCATTAACAGTGTTAAACACGACGAACTTCGACATTAACAATGTTAAACATGATCAACCCATCATTAACAGTGTTAATGACGGATCGGGCATCATTAACAGTGTTAAACATGGGTTCATTAACAATGTTAATGGTGAGTCATGAAGAGGAAAGAGATGACGCCGCAGCAGCGAGAGATCTACCTAGTCATAGATGAGTGGTGGAAGAAGTTCGGGTTTGGTCCCTCTGTGGATGATGTGATGCAAGTCACTGGCGAGACGAGCCGTGGGAATGTGTGGCGCAAGATGATGAAGCTGGTGGAGCTGGGGATGTGTAAGCACGTTCCTAATAGGGCTAGGTCCATCCGGCCTTCGTACCTTAAGGTGCGCAACATCATATGAAAGATGAGTTGTTTGACCTGCTGTCATCGATGTCGGATGAGCAGCTAAGCAAGGTGATAGAGAAGCTTCCAGGTGGGCAGAGGGAGCACTTGATCCATATTGCTGATGAGTACAGGAGTGCCATCAGGAGGGAGCGGGGTCAGGAAAAGTTCATGGAGTTTGTGAGGACGATGTGGCCAAACTTTGTTAGTGGCCGGCATCACGAGATCATGGCGAACGCTTTTGAGCGGGTTGCAAAAGGTGAGTTGAAGAGGCTGATCATCAACATGCCTCCAAGACATACGAAGTCGGAGTTCGCTTCGTACTTACTACCCGCGTGGTTCTTGGGGAAGTTCCCTCACAAGAAGATCATCCAATCCTCTAATACGGCGGAGCTTGCCGTGGGCTTTGGCCGGAAGGTGAGGAACTTGGTTGACGGGGAGTCCTACGCCAAGGTCTTCCCTAACGTAGCCCTTAGACACGATTCAAAAGCCGCGGGTCGGTGGTCTACCAACGGCAACGGAGAGTACTTTGCTATCGGTGTTGGAGGTACCGTAACGGGTAAGGGCGCTGATCTGTTGATCATTGACGACCCTCACTCGGAACAAGAGGCTAAGTTAGCGGAAACAGATCCAACGGTGTTTGACTCCGTATACGAGTGGTACACCTCCGGTCCGAGACAGCGCTTACAGCCGGGCGGGGCGATTGTGATCGTGATGACCCGCTGGTCTAAGAGAGATCTGACCGGCAGGGTTTTGAAGGACTCATCTCAAAGGGGTGGCGACGAGTGGGAGCTGATTGAGTTTCCTGCGATTCTTCCTTCTGATAAGCCTCTGTGGCCAGAGTTCTGGTCTTACGATGAGCTAAATGCGCTTCGTATCGAGCTTCCGAACAGTAAATGGCAGGCTCAGTACCAGCAAAACCCGACCTCAGAAGGAGGCGCAATTGTCAAGCGGGAGTGGTGGAAGATCTGGGAAAGAGATGATCCGCCGGCTTGTGAGTTCATCATCCAGTCTTGGGATACGGCGTTTTTGAAAAGCGAACGAGCCGACTATTCGGCATGTACGACTTGGGGTGTGTTCTATACAGAGGACGACACCGGCAAGATGCAGGCTAACGTGATCTTGCTAAATGCGTTTAAGAAGCGGATGGAGTTCCCGGAGCTTAAGCAGCGGGCCTATCAGGAGTTCAAGGACTGGGATGTTGACTCCCTGATCGTTGAAGCCAAGGCCGCTGGCTCTCCTTTGATCTTTGAGCTAAGAGCCATGGGCATCCCGGTTCAGGAGTTCACTCCCAGTAAAGGTAACGACAAGATCGCCCGACTAAACGCCGTGGCCGACATCTTTGCATCCGGGATGGTGTGGGTTCCTAATACGAACTGGGCTGAGGAGCTGATCGAAGAAGTGGCATCATTCCCCGCGGGAGATCATGACGACTTGGTGGACTCGATGACCCAGGCTCTTTTGAGGTACAGGAAGGGCGGATTCATCAGATTAGCCTCTGACGAGGAAGATGAGCCTACGTACAAACCAAAACGAGCTTATTATTAGGAATATCCCAAAGGAACACCATGGCAACCAACATCGACAAGGCTCTTGTGCCCTCCATGATCGCTGAAGATCCGGCGCCCATTGAGATCGAGATCGAAAATCCGGACTCAGTGACCATTGATATGGACGGACTGGAGGTGGTTCTTACTCCAGAACGAGAAGGCCAGGATGACTTTGATGCCAATCTGGCTGAAAGCATGGATGAAGGGACGCTGGATTCCATCGCGTCAGAGCTGATTAGCGACTTCAACGACGACATCCAATCCCGGCGGGACTGGATTCAGACCTATGTAGATGGTCTGGAATTGTTGGGCATGAAGTTAGAAGAGCGCTCAGAGCCATGGGAAGGGGCCTGTGGTGTGTATCACCCCATGTTGGCCGAAGCTCTGGTGAAGTTCCAGTCAGAGACCATGATGAGCACCTTCCCCGCTGCGGGGCCGGTGAAGACCAAGGTTATTGGAAAAGAAACGCCAGCTAAAAAAGCCGCTGCTGAGCGGGTTCGGGAGGACATGAACCATCAAATGACTGATGTCATGACCGAATACCGGCCCGAGCATGAGCGCATGCTTTGGGGTCTTGGACTTGCTGGCAATGCTTTCAAGAAGGTGTACTTCGATCCCACTCTGGATCGTCAGTCCTCCATGTACGTGCCGGCTGAGGACATCGTTGTCCCCTATGGGTCAAGTGATCTGGCCTCGTCCCCTCGGGTGACTCATGTCATGCGTAAGGGTGAGAACGATCTGCGAAGGCTTCAGGTTGGTGGGTTCTACCGAGACATTGATCTTGGTGATCCTAACAACGCGCTGGATGAAGTCGAGAAGAAGATCGCTGAGCGGCTCGGGTTTCGTGCTACTTCTGACGAGCGATACAAGCTTTTGGAGATGCAGGTCGAGCTAGATCTGCCGGGGTATGAGAACGAAGACGGCATCAAGCTGCCGTATATCGTCACTATTGAGAAGGGTTCAGCAAAGATTCTGGCTATTCGCAGGAACTGGCAGCCCGATGACGAGACGTACAAGAAACGAAACCACCTCGTTCACTACGGATACATCCCCGGCTTTGGGTTCTATTGCTTTGGTTTGATCCATTTAATTGGCGCTTATGCCAAGAGCGGAACTTCGTTGCTGCGTCAGTTGGTGGATGCGGGAACGCTCTCCAATCTGCCGGGTGGATTCAAGAGCCGTGGCATGCGGGTCAAGGGAGACGACACTCCAGTAAGTCCTGGTGAGTGGCGAGACGTAGACGTTCCGTCTGGAACCCTGCGGGACAACTTGTTGCCGCTTCCTTATAAGGAGCCAAGCCAAGTTCTTGCCGGGTTGATGGACAAGATCATCGAAGAGGGCCGTAGGTTTGCCAATACGGCTGATCTTCAGATCAGTGACATGTCGGCACAAGCCCCCGTAGGTACCACGCTGGCGATTCTTGAGCGAACCCTCAAGACGATGAGCGCGGTGCAAGCGCGTATTCACTACTCGATGAAGCAGGAGCTCGTGCTTCTGCGGGACATCATCAGGGATTACACCCCTGAAGAGTATGCCTACGAGCCGGATCAGGGCGGACGAAAGGCCAAGCGGTCTGACTACGACGACGTAGATGTGATCCCTGTCAGTGATCCTAATGCGGCCACGATGGCGCAGAAGATCACTCAATATCAGGCTGTTTTCCAGCTGGCTCAGCAGGCTCCCCAGTTGTACAACATGCCGCTGTTGCACAGGCAGATGCTGGATGTTCTTGGTATTAAAGACGCCGACAAGCTTGTGCCGATGGCTGAGGATCAGAAGCCGACCGATCCCGTAACTGAAAATCAAAATGTTCTGATGATGAAGCCGGTCAAGGCGTTTGCCTACCAAGACCATCAGGCTCACATCATGGTTCACATGTCGGCCATGCAAGACCCGAAGATCGCTCAATTGCTCCAATCCAACCCCATGACGCAGCAATTGCAGTCGGCCATGATGGCTCATATTAATGAGCACCTTGGGTTTGAGTATCGCAAACAGATTGAGCAGCAGCTCGGATTTAGTCTTCCGCCTCAGAAAGACGAGGCCGGAGAAGACATTCCGATGGATCCGGCTATTGAATCGCAGCTGGCGCCCGTCTTGGCTCAAGCAGCTCAAAGGCTTCTTGGCCAGAACCAGCAGCAAGTTGCTCAGCAAAAAGCCCAGCAGCAGATGCAAGATCCGCTGGTTCAGATGCAGATGCAAGAGCTTCAGATCAAAGCGCAGGATCAGCAACGTAAAGCTGCCAAAGACCAGTCTGACGCTGCGCTTAAACAGCAGCAGATGCAAATTGAGCGCGAACGGATTGCTGCACAGCAAAAAACTGAAGCGGAGCGCGTCAAAGCTGGAATGCTCAAGGCTGCTGTTCAGATGAACAACGACCGAACTGGCCGAATGATGGATCTTGGTGTTGATGTTCTGAAGCATGCATCCATTCAGAACCAAGAAAACAAACTGCGTGAGCTTCAAATGCGTCACGAGGCCATGCAGTCCAAGGCACAAAAGAGCAAAAAGGAAGCTAAATGAGCCCGCTAGAAGCGTTGATCCATCAAACAAACGAGAAGATTGACCAGATCAAGGACTTCATGGCCGCTGGCCGGGCTCAGTCCTTTGAGGATTATCAGAAAATGTGCGGTGAGATTCGGGGTCTGCTGACCGCACGTAGTTACGCCCAAGACCTGCAATCCAATCTGGAGAACATGGATGAGTGAAATTCTGCTGGCTACGAACCCCAGCAATCCGCAGGTAGTCGGGGCATACAACCCTGATGCTTCTGCTCAAGAAAAGGCCCGGCAACTCCCAAAGCCGTCTGGTTATCGCATTTTGTGCGCGATTCCAGAGGCAGAAAAGGAGTTTGAGGACAGTGAAGTCGGTCTTATTAAGGCTGATCTGACCCTCAGAAACGAAGAGATCCTGACGACTGTGCTGTTTGTCGTTGATCTTGGGCCTGACTGCTATAAGGACGCGACTAGGTTTCCTAGCGGTCCGTGGTGCAAGAAGGGCGATTTCATCCTTGTTCGCCCACATGCAGGTACCCGCCTACTCATCCATGGCCGGGAATTCAGGATCATCAATGATGATTCGGTCGAGGGGGTTGTCGAAGATCCCCGTGGCATTAAACGCAAGTAAGAGGAGTACAAGATGCCTCAAGTAGACGTAGAAGAATACAAATTTCCTGACGAACAAGAGCAGGAAGTTTCCTTGTCATCAGATCTCGAAATTGAGATTGAAGATGACACCCCTGAAGAGGATCGCGGTCGAACCCCGATGCCTAAGGAGCTTGTTCAGGAGCTTGAGCAAGACGAGCTTGAAGCCTATGACGAGGGCGTAAAGACCAAGCTCAAGCAGATGCGCAAGGTCTGGCACGACGAGCGGCGAGAGAAAGAGGCCGCGCTTCGTGAGCAGCAGGAGGCTTTGACCTTTGCGCAAAAGCTCCTTGAAGAGAACAAGCGGATTAAGACCATTCTGACTACCGGCGAGAAACAGTATGCCGAGACTATTCAGAATGCCGCTGCAATGGAGCTTGCGGCCGCCAAGCAAGAGTACAAAGACGCCTTTGAATCTGGTGATTCAGACCGGGTATTGGAGGCGCAGCAGCAACTTCAAGATGCAAACCTGAAGTTGATGCAGGCAAAGAATTTCAAACTACCCCCTTTACAAGAAGAAGAATCTTCTGTACAAACGCAACAATCATCAGGTGCTCCAGATGTAAAGGCATATGCGTGGCAAGAGCGCAATCCTTGGTTTGGTAAGCACAAAGGCATGACCGCCTATGCGCTTGGGCTCGATCAAGAGTTGCGCGAAAGCGGCGTTAATGTTGGATCTGATGAGTACTATCAGGCCATTGACAAAACGATGCGCCAAAGGTTCCCTGAAGTGTTTAACGATGGGAGCAAAGTTCAGCCTGCTAAACCCAAGGCTGGAACGGTGGTAGCTCCGGCTGTGCGCAGTACGTCCCCCAACAAGGTTCGACTGAAGCAAAGCCAAGTCCAGTTGGCAAAGAAACTGGGTCTCACACCTGAACAGTACGCTAAAGAAGCGTTGAAATTGGAGTCTCGCAATGGCTGAAAATCGTCTTACTCGTGAACTTGAAACCCGCGCCGTACAGGAGCGTCCAAAACAGTGGATGCCGCCAGAGCTTCTACCCGAGCCTGATAAGCAGGCCGGATATAAGTACCGCTGGATTCGTGTTTCAACCCTCAACACCCCTGACCCCCGCAATCTCTCGGCCAAACTCCGGGAACATTGGGAGCCGGTGACCATCGAAGAGCAGCCCAAGTTTCGTTTGTTGGCCGATCCGCAATCGCGCTTTAAGGACAACATCGAGATCGGTGGCTTGCTTCTGTGCAAATCCC